ACGTAGAGTTTAGACGACACTCAATTCTAAGATCAGGTAACCATACGTTTGAATATCTTGGTTTTGGACCAGGTAACTACAGTACAGCGTTCCCTCAGACTCAGGTTGAGACACTATCTGCAAACCAAGTTAGATATTCTCAGTCTATTAAAGAAGAAGCAGGAGTTGCGTTCTACTCAGGACTTAACTCTCAAGGTGATCTATACATTGGTAACCAGGTTATTAACCCAGTTACAGGTCAGATCACAAGTGAAGACGTTGCACAGTTAAACGTTGTTGGTGAAGAAAATACTACGATTGAAACCTTCTCTGAATTGGTACTAACAGATAAACTAACCGTAATTGGTGGTGCATCTAACCAGTTAGAATCAATCTTTGCAGGTCCAGTTACATTCCAAGGATTAACTACCTTTACAGGTCAATTACAATCTAAGAGAATATCTTACTTCAACCAAGATGGTACTGTAATTAAGCAGACATTACTTGCACCAGAGTTAGCAACTGGATTACCAGACTTCTCTAATATACCTTGGTATACAACACCTGCTGATGGTGACTTAGTTTATAATATCAACTGGACTCCAGGTAAATCACTTGGTTGGATATACTATAACCAAGTATGGAAAGAGTTTGGTTTAACTGATACTGGACAAATTAATATTGAAACCTTTAGTGGTAATCAACATATTGGTTTAGGTACTGCACCTAACTCTTCTTATAAAGTTAATATACTTGGTTCTGTAAGAATAGATGGTGACCTTGTTGGTACTGGTCGAGGTGTTGTAGGTTCAGACAAATATATCACTAAGTCCTACACTGGTAATGGTACTCAATTAACGTTTGCTGTTACTACATATAGTGGAGGTATCAAACACTCTGATGATTCACTCTTAGTATTCTTAAATGGTGTAGCACAAATAGCAGGAACTAATTATACAGTTGATGCAAACGGTGCTAACGTTGTATTCTCTTCTGGAGATGCACCACTATCATCTGATACTGTTCACATCTTAGAACTACCTATCTAATCTCATGGCAATTTCAAGAATTAGTGGAAATCAGATTTCCACTGCAACAGAAGCAATTATAACAACTCTAAGTTTCTTAAACACTAATAGTGTTATGAGAGTACCAGCAGGTACTACAGCACAAAGACCAACTGGTGTTAGTGTAGGAACGATAAGATTTAACAGTGATACTGATGCTGCTGAGATATACAAGGCAGATGATGGTACTGGTAGTGCTGGATGGGCAGCAATATCTGGTGGTGGACCTGCTGTAGGAACTGATAGTATTATAAGAACTAATGCACCAACGATTGTAGAAAATATTACGATAGGACCAACTGCTAATGGAGATGCTAAGTATACCAACGGAATGACTGCTGGTCCCGTATCTATTAATAATGGTTTTACTGTGACGATAGAAAACGGAGCATCATGGAGTATTAGATAATGGCAGCAGGTAAGATTAACGTTGGACTTATTGAAGGTTTATCACCTAATTTTACTGTAACAGTACCAGAAGATACTGATCTTGCGTTTAAAGGTGATAGTAGTCTTGTAATTACAGGACAAAGTTATCTTCCATTACCAAATGGTGCACCATTAGATTTTAGAAATAGAGAGATAAGTTACGGTAAGAGAAGACAACCTCAGATTGGACAGTTAAGATTTAATACATCTACAGATAAACTGGAGATGGTATATAATGGTGTTTGGCAGGATGGAACTGGATATCCTACAGGAACATTACCTGGTGCCAGTCAGGGTGCTGCTGCTAAGTCTGGTATGGAAATATTAGAATCTGGACAACCATCTGGTACTTACTGGATTAGTCCAGGAAATTCTGGTGCATATCAAATGTATGTTGATAATTCAAGAAATAGTGGTGGATGGGTTCTTGTTGCAACAGTTCGTACTGCAACATGTCAAGATCACATGAATCAAGGAGGTGTCCGTATCACTGGTACTCAAGGTCCAACACTTACTAATAGTTCAACTACTAAAATGTCAGATAGTTGGATTAATGCTTTAGTTGGTGAATCAACTTATACTGGATCTACACGATACTGGATGGAAGCAACAGGATTTAATAAGAATGTATTTATTGATAGTAATGCTACTGTTGACCTACTAAGTAGTGCATCTAATCAGAATGAAAGAACAAGGATAACACTTACTTATGAAGGTGGTATCAGCGATAGAGGTCCGAACACTGGTACGAGAGGATTTGGTGACCACCATACTTCAGGTGGTACATATTTTGCTTGGGGTCGGCATCCAGAGTCAGGTAATAACTGCGGTTTCCGTGAAGATAGTTTAGGTGCTTCTAACGGATATCTCTGGGTTAAATAAATAAAAGAAAAGTATTCATCTCATGAGTAAAATTGTCGTAAGTGGTCTTGGTGGGATTGCTCAAACAATTGGACAAGTAACTGTTAATTCTGGTCATACACTCCAGGTTAACGGCAATGTTTACCATGATGGGTATGGTGCTGTTAGACTACCATCAGGAACAACAGGTCAACGTCCAGGTAGTCCTCAAGCAGGATACATGAGGTGGAACACTAGTACTCTTTCGGTAGAAGTATATACAGGTAGTACTTGGAAAGAATTTGGATCTGAAGATGGATCAGCAGGATCTCCATTTACAACAATGGCGAATATTGCATCTGCAAACCCAGGTAATGGAATATTTTATATTAATTTAGATGGTGGAGGAGCAGAACAGGCATATGTTTTCAAGGATACTAATAGTAAGTATTGGGTAGGAGTAGCATCAATAGCAGATGATACTAATCACGGAACTTATACTGGTGGTAGTGATAGTTGGTATGGTAACTGGTCTAATACAACTACATTTGGATCAATAAACAGTTGGATGCAAACTGATTGGAAGTCCAGACACTATCATGCATGGAATGGTGCTAATGATGTATTGATTATGCAAGGGTGGTCTACTTCTGGTACACCATACGATCAATCTACTGAAGTAGCATACATAAATGGGTGCTTTACTAATAGAGGTGGTAACATGAAAAACATGTTTGAATCTCATATTAGTTTAGCAAATCATGGTAATATTGGTGGTACTGAAATAGGTGGCATGACCTTCTTAAAAGGAAGTGCAAGTGCCTCAGACAATAGATATAGACCATCTTCTCGTGGTGAGTTAGATCCTAATAATGTCTGGCATTTATCACCCGCTAATTGTGAAAACTATACTTTCAGTATGATTAATGCTCTTGGATGTTCATCTAATGGATGTAACGTTGAGCACCATGCTTGGGTAGGTAATACTAATAATAACTACTCTGAACAAAATTTCCCAGAACCAAACTGGTCTGGATCATGGGGTATTAATAATCCTGGTGGTCAAAATCACATGTATTGGTTGTTTTTCTATCACTAACTATGAGTAAACTTGTCGTCAATCAAATAGAAGCAGGATCTGATAACAACTTTACAGTTGAGATGGATTCGAGTAACAATATAATTGTTGCTGGTACTTATGATATGCATAATCAATCTGCATTTTCTGTACCATACGGGACAACAGCACAACGCCCGTCAAGTCCTCAAGCAGGAATGATAAGGGTAAATATTGAAACTAACTACTTAGAATGTTATAATGGTTCAGGATGGATTAATATTCTTGAAGGTTTTAGTAAACCTGCAGGATTTGGACAAAATACACAACCATTAGGATCAGAAGCAAATCCTGCTACTTCAGCAAAACAACTACGTGACTCTGGTAATACTACTAATGGTGCATATTATATTAACTTACCCTCTATTGGTGTTAAACAAACTTACTGTGCATTAGATCCAGGTTTCCAAGGTGGTGGATGGATGTTAGCATGGAAGTGTACACGTGGTAGTAGATTTGATTATGATACAAATTATTGGACATCAACTAATACATATAATGAGACTGATATGTCAAGAAATGATGCTGATGCAAAGTATGATGTATTCAATTACTTTGAAGCAGAAAATTTCATGGCAATCTTCCCTGACCTCAATAATGGAGGACAAGCAGGAGGATATGGTAATGGATGGAGTTGGTATGTAACAGGACAAAGTTCTACTTGTCTTAGTAGATTCCAGAGTAATGGACAATTATCTGGTAATCCTCGTGGAGAAAGTATGTTCCAAGGATCTGGATTCTCATCTCAGGGTGGATACCAATGGTATGGTTTTAACTATACTGGTAATGGTAGTAACCGAGTACGTTGGGGATTTGGTTGGAACAATGAAGGTGACCAAGGATCTAACGACGTTTCTGGTGGTATTGCCGTTGATAGGGCAAATTCCTCTGCTGGTGACCACATTTGGTGTTGTCAAAACACTACAGGTGTGAATAGAACTATCAGAGCAGAAATCTGGGTTAGGTAAGACTATAAATAATACGAAGGATAGAATTAAAACATGTCACAGTTAAATGTCGATAAAATTGTATCTCTAGCAGGTGGTGGTGGAACTGCTCGAATTGACTTGGAATCTAGTGGCAACTTTAGTTTTGACTCTGGAACACTTTATATTGATGCAGGTAACAATCGTATAGGTATTAACGATTCATCTCCGTCTTATGGTTTAGATATTAATGCTACTGATGCAGTCAAAGTACCTGTAGGTACAACCGCCCAAAGACCAGCAACCGCAGTAGAAGGTCTATTCAGATACAATAGTACAGATAGAACCTTTGAAGGTTACTCACTTAATGCAAGTACAAACGTAGTTGAATGGGGACCGATTGCAGGTTCAGGTGGAGGAGGATTTCCAGACCAGTCTGCTGATAGATATAGCACAGATTATTCTGTTGGTGCTACACTAAAATCAGATGGTACTAATACATATTGGGCATTTGATGCTGGTGATAATGATTGGTCAAGTGCAAGAATCTGGACACATGGTTATGTTGCTGGAGGATATAAGAACTCTTCTGCATGGAGAACTGTAAACAGAACTGTTCACTCTACTGACGTAACAACAAATATTGGTGATATCATTGATAGATCTGGAGGATATTTCTCTGGATCATGGAATGATATTACACACTTCTGTCATTCATTCGACAACAGTTTCAGAGCATCATCTAACTATACTTCTGCCTATAATATGGCAACTGAATCTGGTAGAACACACCAAGGTTCATGGGATATGACAGTGAATAGGAACTCTATGGGTTCATTCCAAGACCATGTATTTGCTGGTGGTAATTCATATCTATATGGTGGTGGTAACTCAAGAACTGATGTTATGAACCTGAAGACTGAGGTTATGAGAACTTCAGGATTCCCACCCGATCACTATGATGGTGGTGATGACCCAACTTGGGGTGGTCATGGTAGATTGAAAGGATGGAAGAAGAGAGGAGATACATGGTCAAGACAAGGTTTCTGGTGGAATACAGAGACTTGGTGTTCTTGGGCACATGCTCCTGGTGGAGATGGTTGGAAGAAGATCATGTCTACTATGATAGGTCACATGTATGTTGGTACTGGTAATAACAACCAGAACGGTATGCAGAAAAATGATGATACTACTGGTATTTCAACAAGAGGTCTTGACTTTGGTAGGACTGGAGAGGAGAATTATCAGATGGGTATGAGAAAAGGTTATATGTTAGGTAACTATAATGGTTCACAGAACAATAACACTTACAAGGTGAACTATAATACTGACCAATACAATAACTTGGGTGGAACTACTGAACCGAAAGGTCATGGTGGTATGTCATCTGCTCACTGTGCATCTGCAAGTTCTGTAACATCACAGGCAGCATCATATGATTATGGTACTAACATTCCGAACTACTAATAATGTCTAGCGTTTTAACAAGTCCTAATACCAGAGAGAATCCAGGATATTCTGATGTGATAGTCTTGGATGTAGAGAAATTTCCTCAAGTAGACACATGGGGTACTCTTCTTGGTGGCAACATGGGGATAGAATATTATGTGCTGGATGATGAGTTCTGGGACTATATTCCTAATGATATTACACATCTTCGTTATACCTATAAGGAAGCAGATTTTGGGGCAAGGTATTGGGGTGAGACAAGATTTAAGAGATCTGAATATGGTGTTAATGATGAAGGAACTACTTTAAAAGAAAAGGTAGAGATAGAAGATAAAAGTATATTTGGTAAGTATGTCGTACCATTTATGCAGGACGTAATAACCCTAAAGACACAAGAAATTTTTGAGAAAAGACTCAACGTATTAAAGACTAAATACTCTTACCTTGAACAGGCAGTCTTCCCAGATCAACTTGCAGAATCTAAAGCAGTTTTAGATGATGATAAGTTTGAACCTAAGTTGATTAATCGACTTGCAGAACTGAGGGGATTGACAACAGAGGAGTTTGCTACTAAAATAGTAACATCCCACGTTAGTTGGAAAGAAAAATTATATGATCTTGCTGTTGCTGAACAAAAAGTAATTCGTGCACTTAAAGCATGTACTACAGTTGCAGAGATTAATATATTCCTTGAAGATTACTATGGTGAGCAAATGACTGACCAACAAACATTAGATACAGGAAGAGGAATTCGTAATGAAGAAACAGGACTCGTCGAACGAGAAAAACCATTTAAGTACGGAATACGTTTCTAAGGATCCTAGATATACAATCGATAATATTATGGAGGATCTCGACTCCTTTTCTGATCCATCATTGGATTGGAAAGGTGTTGATGATTTTGATAGAGGTATAATAGACTGGACTGATACTGCTTTCTTTGAACAGACTGAGTTTCAGAATAGATGGTTCGTAGTTAATTCACAAGTCACACCATACCGTCAGATTAGACAGGCATGTATGGAAGTACAGTCACGTTATCAATCATTACAACGAGTAATTATACAGTATAAAAGATCTATTAATGATTGCAAACGTGTAGAAGCAGAAATGAATGAAGAGAAGGATGAGTATTGGAAAGAAGATAAGAAATATGAATTAGAACTATTATATCTTGACTTACAGAGTTGGAAGAATAAAATACGTCAATGTCAATCAGAACTATCAGGTATATTAAGTATCATCAAAGAAAAGGTAGGTGATCTACCTGCAAGTGAGGTTACTAAGTATCTTTCTGATAAAAATCTTCAGGAAGAAGAAGAGCATAAGTATTGGATTGCTCGTATGGCAAAACAATCCGCAACGGATCTTCTTACTACAGGACGTATTCAGGCAGGTAACCTAGATAGTATGTTGATGATGAATCCCGAAGATCAAGCAGCAGTGACTGATCTCGCTATGACATATTCTACAGCAATGAATAAATCTGTTGGTAAAATTAAAGAAGCAGCAGAAGATAAAGTTGATAGAATGTTGAAAGATCAACCACCACAAATGTTTGACACCGCAGGTGTTTTAAGTGATTATGCAACCAGTAACCTCGCAGATAGAAAAGAAAGGAATCTTCAGTCTTCCGATCAACCCGAAACTTCCTCCAGAGTTGATAGAAGAATCACTGATTCCATTTCTAAAAAAGCATAAGCATTTAATATACGACTTGTATTTTACTTGTCGTATGCCACCATTTATGAATGATGCAATGGGTGACACCTTTCGTACAGAAAGTGATGCGAAGGATGCTGCTAAGAATTCATTTTATATAATGCAAGAGACTGGCATACCATTGTCAGCAACATTTAATAGTCTATGGGTAAGACCTGACCAGAAGAATTTAGATATTTGGATTGAGAATTTTACACCATTATATAATATTGGTGTAAAGACTGTTACGTTACCTCATACTTCATGGGTATCTACAGGACAAATACAAAAAGAGTTCCCAGAACTGTACATTAAGAATACTATACTTAGAGAGGTTGCAAGACCTAATGAGATAGTATCTCTTGCTACGTCTGGGTTTCATTATGTCAATTTAGATCGTGATCTAATGCGTGACAAAGAACTATTGTTGCGTATTAAAAAAGCAAAGGAATATTGTGCAGATAAAGGTAAACCAATTAAGATCTCATTATTAGTTAATGAGGGATGTTGGGGTGGTTGTCCTATTATGCCAGAGCATTATCATATTAATGCAACAAGAGAAGGAAGAGATCCTCAGTTCTTTTATAGTGAAATTAGTAGAGTATCATGTAGTCGTTGGGATGTATATGATCCTGCTAGTGCACTTAAGGGATCTAACTTACCACCTTGGAAAGCAGATTGGGAAGAGTTCTTTGACTTAGGTATTGATGTATTCAAATTTCATGGTAGAGATAATGCCATAAGAATGAAAGAATCAATGGATATTATTGCTAAGTGGGATGCAGATGAGGAATTATTATATAATGATTTTGATCCATTCTTTAAGGATTTACATCTTAAGGATGCACCTATAAATATATGGCGAGACAAAATCAAGACATGCAAGTTCGATTGTTGGGATTGCAATTACTGTGAGTCTGTGGTAGAATCATCCATGAAGAAGGAGAAGAGAGTTTTGAATCCACTTATAGACAGAGTTATCAAGGCAATAGATGGTGCTGTTGATAATAATTCTAATTTCAAACCTGAAGGGTATGATGTCTTAGGGTTATCATCATCTAAAGTTAGACACTTCCTTAATAATATGTGTAGTGTACCTGGTACAGTATATGTTGATGCTGGATGTTACATGGGTAGCACATTGTTTGCAGCACTAATGGGTAATAAAGATGTCAGAGCATATGCTATTGATGATTACTCAGCAGGTGTAGTTAAACCAAGACGTAAAGATTTACATTCACAGTTTGAGGTAGAGAATCCTATACAAACATTTGTTGATAATACAGAGAAATGGATGAGTGAGGATAATTCAGTTGGATTATCAGTTAGACCTATACATGAAGTAGAGTATAATCCTCAGTTCCCACCTAATGTAGTATTCTATGATGCTGATAATCAAGACTCAAGGATGGTCACTAACTTAGAGAAGATTCATAGTCAAGCAGCAGATAGTTATGTTTTAATTGTTGATGATGCTAACTTTGAAGGTGTGATTGAAACTACTGAGAAGTTTTTAAAAGATAAGACTGTAGTATTTGAAAGGAAGTTATTAACAAAAGAATTAGAAGATGCTAATGATTGGTGGAATGGTATGTATATAGTTGTTGTAGATAAGACTCAAGAGGGAGCAGGTGCAAGACTATTATAAAATTACTGATAACTTTTTAGATACTGGTACATTTAATACATTATCTAATGAGTTACTCATGCCATCATTCCCTTGGTATCCATCAAGTATTGATGCAGAAGAGCATGAAGGTAATAAGTTGCGTAATATGCAATTCGTTCATTACTTTTATGAAAATAATATGGCAATGGATGGGTGTAATATATTATTTCCTTTAGTCAAGAAGATAGATCCTCTTGCTGTGTTGAGAATTAAAGGAAATATTACTCTACAACATGATACTCAATTAAAACATAATCTACATGTTGACATAACAAACACTACAAATCCATCAGTTATGGTGTCCATATTTTATATGAATACTAATAATGGGTGGACAGAATTTGAGGATGGTGTTAAAATACACAGTGTTGCAAATAGATTGGTCACATTTCCAAACTATATAAAGCATACGTCTGTATCATGCAGCGATCAGACATATAGAATGGTATTAAATTTAAACTATGTTATCAGCGATCCTTAAGAATGAACTCTACATGGGTTACATTTTCGGTATTATGATATTGGGTGGATTTATTCGTCAATATCATGTATTGGATGATGTATATTCATTAGCAAAGAGATATGTAAAAGATAATCGTGTGATGATAATCATTACATCTATATTTGGTGGAGTCCTACCTATACCTGGTAGAGTAGCACTATCAGCACCATTATTAGATGCTATAGCACCAGAAAATAAGAGAAAGAGAAGTGAGTTTGGTATAATTGATTATCTTTCTACTCATCATTACTATTGGTGGAGTCCACTTGAAAAGACTGTGGCACTACCTATGGCAGTCATGGGTATAAGTTATACTACATTTTTAGGATATACTATTGTACCATTGTGTATATGTTTAGCATATACATGGTGGTATATTTTTACTAAGGTAGATCCTCAAAGTGTTGTTCCTGACATGAGTAATATTAGTGATTTTAATTGGAAGAGAGCATTAAGAGGATGGGCACCATTTATTGCTACACTATGGTTCTTATTATGTGTAGGTAAAGCAGGTGCTATATTCTTCTTCCCTTGGTTTGCTGCTATGGCATGTTATTATAGTATTATATGTAAAGATTGGAAGTGGGGTAAATATTTGGATGGTAAGTTTGCTATCATTGCAACAGTAGTATTGGCATTAGGTGGTGTAGTTAAACAGATACATGCACCAGTGATGGAGTATCTTAAGAGTGCAGATACTACTATGATTATACCTGTTAGTATTGTAGCAGCAGTAGCAGCATATATTATGGGTAGTAGTGGTAAGTATGCTGGTATGACTTCAGCGTTAGTTGCTATATTTGGACCACAATATCTTGTATGGTTCTTAACTACAGAGTAT